TTCCTGACAGCAGCCCCGCTTTGAACGCGTCTTCGTCGCTGGCTCCAGCGCCTTTCACGTGTTCATAGGTTTCTTGAAACTGCGAAGCACCGAATAAACCGCCCGTCACAGCCGCACCTACACCCATAGCTGCAGCCGCAGGCGCACCCAGAATCGCTGCAGGGACCGCTGCGGCCATGCCGGCCACTGATGGCACCAGCATCTCGCCGCCTGATGCCAGCGCGTTCGTCAGCCAGTTATGGTTCTCCGGCGTGAGTTGATTCTCAGGTAGCTCGCCGCGCGCCGTAGCACGTTCCTGCAAGCCCTGCCCGATGTCGTACAGCGTGTCGCCTTCCTTGCCGGTAGCCTTGAGCCCTTTACCGATCATCTCGGGGAGATCGGTGATCGCCCCTCGCTTGATACCGGTGGCAATTTCACCGAGCGCCCCATTCTTCGGAGCCGGTGCACCTGCTGAAGCGGTCGAGAACGGATCTCCGTTCTCGTCGACATACCCTTTTACGGGGTCAAATGTGTAGGTCATTACGGAGCTTTCGCTTTAGGGGCACCTTTTATTGCGGCCATGGTCGGGTTCCATTCCTGAATCCCGCCATCCAGACCCGTCCGATAGTACGTCCCCGGCATCGTCCCGGGGTGCCACCCTTGCGCAACCATGGAGTAGTGCTTCGCAGCTGCTTCAGCTGTAGCCTTCGCTGCAACCACGTGCGCCGCTGATGTCACATCTGTGTTGCGCTTGGATCCTTCCACCGTGTTGGCGTTGGTCAGGAGCGCCGTGTTGTTCGTGTTGGCGTTGGTGGCCAGCTGCGTGTCTGATGACAGTGCGGCGTTCTGTGCCTGCACCAGATGCCCCTCGTGCGCGGATCCTGCAGACAGATCCTGTCCGCGTGCCGCTGTCCCGGCACTGATGTCCTGCCCACGCGTCGCTGTCCCGGCATTGATGTCCTGCCCACGTTGCTGTATGGCATGCCCCGCCATCACGCCCGCATGGGACAGGCGAGCATTCTGGGCCTGCTGGTTAATCCCAGCAAGCGCAACCTGTGCTTGGATCTGGGCAGGGCTGCCTCCGCCGATCATCGGCGTCTGCGGGCGGTTGACGATTGATGACGCACTGACTTCATCAGACCATGCCTTCTGCTTGGCATCCCGCGCATCGGCGTCCTTCTCATACCCGGCCTGTGTGGCTTGGTTCTGCTGGTCGCTCTGTGCCTTCTCGGCACGAATACGTGATAGTTCGCCCTGCATTTGTGTGGTGGCTGCCGTGCTGTTGCCGTAGGCGTCAAGAGGGCCAGTCGGCTGCGGCGAAGCGCCTTGCGGGATACTCACCGTCTTTCCGCCCATGGTGATCGTCCCGGCCGATGGCGCGGGAGCGGGGGCTCCTGCCACGGGCGCTGCAGTTGGTAGTACAGGAGCTGCAGGCGTAGGTGTGGCTGCTGCAGGCGTCTGCGACTCGGAATCAAACTGCCCATTCATCGGCATGAGTACCGGTGCCGCAGGCGCAGCGGCAGGGGTAGTCGGAGTGGGCGCTGCTGGGGCTGCGGTAGGCGCACCTGCAACCGGCGTCATGCCGGCACCGTTGTACTTCCCATTCCACATGTCTGACAGGAACTGCATGCCTACGCCTGTGGAGGGGCCACCATTGTTGGGTGCACCCTCAATCGTCGGGCGGTTGGCTGCACTCCCCGCCGCAGTGAGCTGGATACTCTTACTGGGGTCGTTGCTTGCTGCTGCCCCAGCGGCCTGCACGGCAGGGTGCACTGCTGCGTTGGGGTTGACGTAGGGTGCTCCGTCGATTGCGCCTGCTGAAGATGGTCCGGGAGGAGTCAGTGCCGTACCCGCGAGCCTCCGCGCAATTTGTGAAGGATCGGGTGTCTCTTGCGCGATATTTGCCATGTGGATCTCCTACTGATTTCGTGAGATTCTACACGGTACTCACGAATGACTAAAGCCTGCTCTTCCGAAACCCCACGTAAGTGGCTGGAACATTTGCCGGCGGACGCCTTTTTTGGCCCGCTCAATGTACTCATTGAACTTATCTTTTTGGAACTTGGCTTTTACTGGATCCCCGCCATCCGCGTCCTGATCCGTATAAGCCGTAGCAGCGGCGCCGTGGGTCAGCCCAAGCACGTACTGACGGGGGATTTCCATTTCGACATCAAGGTTGTCCTCATCAGGGTACTCTTGCGGCAGCCGCGCGACACGCATGTTGATGGTCATTCCATCTTCAGCGTCTGTAGGTGTTGGGTAGACGACGAACGTGCGCAAGCTATCGTCTGTAGAGAACGCCCGGGGTTCGCCTACAGTGTCGGGGGCATTGTTGATGATCTGCAGCCATGCCAGCGTGTCGCTAGGCTGTGGCTCCGAGTTCATCTCGGTGTTACCGAAGCGCTCAAGGTTGTTTGTGCGCCCCGTGATCTTTGCTGAGTACACCGAGAGAATTTCCTCGCCGTACGTATATTGGGCGACCCCAGACTGCAGCGTGATGACTGTGAAGTCCGAGGTCGAATCGCGGATGATCAGCGTTTTCTCGGCGAACTCAATGTACGCTTCGTTGAGGAGCTGAATAAGACGCCGGTCTGACCACATGGGTGGGGACGACATATCTTTCAGCACGTCCTCACGGAGCGTATCAAGGAGTTCGACGGCTTTCATGATCAGAGCTCAGACGACAGGATGCGATAGGGGAAGCGCAGCTTGTTGCGGTAGTCGACCACGTTGCCTTGCTGGTCGGTGCGGGGGGTAGACCCAACAGCGTCGTTCAGGCAGTGGATGACTTCTTCTGGGACATCGACTTCTTCGCCCGGGCGGATCATGTACGAGCGTCCGTTAACACCGAGGAACAGCCCAGTTGGCGGGATGTCATCGCTCTCTTCAAGGATGATCCGAATGCGCTTGGCTTCGGCCGGCAAGGGCGGGGGTGCGGCTTCGACGGGGGCTTGGTTCGCCAGTGCGGTAGCGACAGCTTCGTCAATTTCTGCCTGCTTGCTGGCCAGTGTGGCGGCAACAGCGGCAGCAACAGCTTCGTCAATCTTGGCTTGTACTTCAGCGGCAGCAGCCACTTCCGCGTCAGCATCGTCTTGGCCCAGCGCAGGGTTCGCATTGGGGTCAAGTCCGGGAGTTGGAGCCTTGGGGGCAGGAGCTGCTTTGGATTTACTCGTCATGGTATTACTCCTTGAATGCGGCTGTTGCCGCGCCGTCGAATTCTTCTTGGGTCGACTTGGGGAGTTTATCGAGTTCTTTGCTGACGAACGCGACCACCTCTTCCTTCGTCGAAAATGCGTAAGCCTTCCATGGTGACTCGTAGCTTACGTTCTTGGGTTTGCGGTTGGCCTCGGCGATCTTCTCGTCGTAGACCTCCACCTCGAAGCCGTTCTCCAGCTTCTCAATGCGCAGGACATCTTCGCTCATGGCTATCGGCTCCGGTATGCGTGACATGGAAGTAGGGGGCCGAAGCCCCCTGCCCTTGCCGGCGATTAGCCGTTCGCTTCGATGTAGAACGACTTGCTGGCCACCATCAATGCGGCCTTCACGGTAACCGTGTTGTCAGCATTGACGACGATGGAGCTGGCTACGCCGAGTGTGCGCGTGCCGGCTGCAGCAGTATCCAGCGTGTTGGTCGCCGGCATGCCTTCAGCGAATTCACTGGTTAGGCGGTCGGTGATGTTGACGAAGCGGATCATGCGTGGCTTGAACCCGAACGAAAAGATCGTGTCCGCAGCCGCAACGGCATCCGTGGTGAAGGCCGTCACACACGAGTTTACGATACCCGAGGTGTTGGTGACGTTCTGAGTGGCGATACCCATGGTAAATCTCCTTGATAAGTGTCAGAACAGGAGGCCGAAGCCCCCTACTCAGTGCCCGTGTTAGGCGGTTGCGCAGACCTCGGCGCGGATCAGGAACGCATCCTGCAGGATCACCGCTGCTTGGTAGGCTTTCCAGCCGACCGTTCCGCGTTGACCGAGAGGATCGCCCGGGGCCGGTTTCGGATTGACCACCATCGGGGTGATCGAGTCCTTGCCCTTGAGCGGCACGATGCCGAACGCGTCACGTGCGAGGTAGATGATCGGGTACACATCCCAGTTTGACCCACCGGTAGAACGGTAGGTTACGGTACCGGCTGCACCTGCATCTGCGAACGGCGTGAAGATCGTGGACGACAGGTAACGTACGCCTTCGACCGAACCAATCTCATTCTCCCACGGCGTTGCGGTGCCGTACTGCTTGGTGTGAATGAAGCCAGCCATCTGGCGGATGTCAGTTTCAAGATCCGGGTGGCAGAGGGCGACATACGCGGCCTCAATCGGCTCCGTACGGAAGTTGGCGTTGGACGATACGACCTTGGTGAACCGACGTGCATTCTGGCGGTTCAGTGCCGTGGTGATCGAGCGTTGCACGCCCAGAGTCATCGGGCCGTTGACCAAGCTACGTGCGCCCACCGTTGCACCAGCGGCGCCCAGACGGAACACGTTGGTTCCGGCCTTGACGACGTTGTAGCGGATGGTTTCGAGCGTGTACGCGGCTTGCTCGCCGAGGATGTCGACGGCCTCTTTCAACACCTGATCTTCGTGGGTGTCTTGGACCACATCAGTGATGGTGACATAGTCGCCATACTGATTCAGGGTGACGGTGTAGTCGACGTTCGCCAGCTTGTTGCCGGCAGGGGTCACACCTTCAACCAGCGGGGTCAGCGCCAGCGGTACGTAGAAGTTACCCGAGCCTGACGCGGCCGAACCGGTCGAGCCTGACAGGAAGTAACGACGCCACTTGGCGGACTTGGTGGCATTCTGTGGGATGGGCTGAGACTGGCCAAACTTCTCCAGCATCAGCACAGGGGCTGCACGGTCGAGCAGTTGCTTGACAACGTATGCAGCAGTACGTGGCGAGATGTCGCCATACGATACGGCGTTAGCCATGATGAGTCTCCTTGACAGTCATAAAATGGGTCGTTACCTAGTAGTGACGACGACCAGCGGGGTTGCGACAAGTGCGGTGTAGTTGGTGTCGGTGGTACCCGCGTCAGCATCAAGCTTGGCCGTGAGTACTCCTAACTGTGCACGAATCGCCGCAAGATCGTCCGCCACCGCTGCAAACAGCTTCTTCTCCGAGTTGGAGATAGGTTCTGCAGAGATTTTGATTTGTTGAGCCATTGCGCTCTCCTAATTTTGCGTTATTTTGTGGTGTTGGCCTCGTCCCACGCTCCGTCAAAATCTGCCGGATCTTGGGCTGCCGGTGCCCCACCACGCTTCGTGCCTACCACCCCGATAGCCTGCGCCGCTTTTTTGGCTGCTTCAGAGAGTTCGGCTGGTTGAGCCGGGGTGGCTGGCTTCACAGCTGGCTTGGCCGGTGCTGCTGGCGTTGCCGACGTTGGAGCGACCCACTTCGTCTCTTCCTTGAACTTCTGCATCATTTCAACCACGTCTGCAGAGGTTCCTTCCTTTACAACATTTTTGTACGCTTGCTTCAGGAATGGGGGTTGGTTCTCGATCCACTCCATACACGGATTATATGCTTGATCGTAATCCGGGTGTGCTAAGTATATTGCGTTTGTGTGGTCATTGCCAGTAATTACGCTGACAGACTGTTGCAACGGCGTCAATACCTTACCCATTTCGCCGAAGGTGTACTTCACCACGTTGAATTCCGTCTTGCGCGCCATCAGCTCGAACATGCGGAAGAGATCTGGCCACTCCTTCTTCAGCCCGTCGAGCTCGGTTGTCTCTTCCGGGGTGTAGAGCGGCACTTCCTTGACCTCTGCCGCCGGGGCAGCAGGAGCTGCGGGCGCTGCAGGAGCTGTAGGCTGCGCAGCCAGTCTGGCCTCAAGCTCGGCAAACTTCGCCGGCCAGTCTATCTCGCCCTGACCGCCTGTGTCACCGCCACCAGCATCTGCGTCTGTACCAGCGGGTTGTCCCTTGTCATCCGCAACAGCGGCGTCTCCTCCCGCTTGCGCAGGTTGCGCTGCACTATCAGCGCCATCCCCCGACTGACTGGGTTGTTCAACATGATCCGAAGGGATTGCTGCACTGGCAGCCGCTGCCGGCGTGGTAGTTTCATTTGGCTTGTCATCCATGATGGACGCGAAGACTGCGTCAAAGTCGTTGCTGGTATCGGTTTCAGCTACAGCCGTAGCTTGGTCAACTGGAGGCATGATCAATCCTTGTTGGGTAGGTTAATGGCGGGTTGTGTCTGGTACTCAAGGAACTTGCGAATCGTCTTGATCTCGCCTTGAAGCCCTTTGAATGCGGCCTCGTCGGCAGTCTCAAGCTGCCGGCGCGCTTGCTCCAGATGATGATTTAGCAGCCGCGACAGGGCGTGCCCCGTTGCTTCGTCCCGGCTGTTGTGCAGCACCCTTCGGCTGTCCTGAATTTCCGTTGCCCGAAGCTGAAGCTGTTCCTGTAGTGTCGTCATTTACTGCTCCTTCGAGTTGGTCGAGCATGTGGTTCGCTACGTCGATCTGCGTCTTGGCCGTAGTCGCGTCCGCTGCAGCCGCATTCTTGTCGCCCTGCGTGAGCGCCTTGACACCATCCGCGAGGATCTGGCGTGTCTCGGCACGCATGAGTGCGTCGAGTTGATCTTTCTTGTCCTTGGCGTCCTGTGCTGCTTGTGCATCGCGCTGCTTGGCCTCTTCCTTGGTGCAGAGGATGCCATCAGACACGTCTACATCGCGTGCTGCCAGCCGCTCTCTGAGCAGGTTCCAGCGGTTCAGGTAACGGGCGTCATCCGGTGAGAGCGTGGTGGCCAGATTGTCCAGCACCATCCCCCGGATCTCCTTGGCGATCAGGCTGGTGGCGCCGCGCGGGATGACTTGGTGGTCGCCCCGGATCGTTTTCTTCGGGTTGAACTGCATGTTGAACGCAATGACCGAGCTGATCACTGACTGGGTGAACATGTCGAAATTGCGTACCACATCCTTGAAGGGGAGCGCGGCATCGCCGCGTAGCATCGACGCACCAGTGGCCGTGCGGAAGGGCTCGGACGGCCCCTTCTGCATGTCGCCACCGGTTGCGGGGTTGACGAAGGTTTCGGTGTCCGCGAAGTTCTGGAACAGCTCGATGACCTTCAGCAGGTCTGTCATGTGCGCGTCGATGGTGATGTTGCGCACGGCCTGTGAGTTGACGTCAGCACCAATATCCTCGCGGTA